TCTGCTTCCGGGATGCGCTGAGCGAAAAATCTGATGAAACCATCATGCGTTTCGCACCCGTTCAGGACACCCGCTTTGGTCGTAGTATAGAAGCTGCCGGGAGATACAACGCCAACGGGTACAAGCTCGCTGGTGCTGTCCGACAGTTCTGCATCATAGATACACTGGTAGTAATCCATACCACCGGCATTTTCGTAATCATCCTCGCTGCGGGCGGGCTTCCACTCGTCAGCTGCAAGGGTGAGTTTGTAGGAGCCATAGTAGCCGCCGCCTGCGCCGCCGTCCACCTGCTCCTTGATAAGAGCCTTTACCTGTTCTTCGTTCAGGATTTCCCCGGATTCAGACAGGTTCTTCACGGCTGCGCTGACCGCTGCCGTGATAGTCGCCGCATGGGCATCAGCGGCGGCGTTGTGCTTCTCAATTTCGGCCTTGACCAGCTTCATCAACGCCTGCACCTGAGGGTCAACGGCGATGGACATGTTGGCTTCTGCCGAAACAGCCAGCAGGACGGCGATTTCAAACGAAAACTCGGAGTTCGTGCTTGCGGCAGGGACTTCAATGCCGCGTTCATCCTGCATGATAAACAGGAGCGTTTCTGCGCCATCGTTCAAGACACCGAAAACGCCGATCTGGTGCATAACGTAGGTATCTGCTGCACCGGTGGCCTGAATGCTGACCTTGCGGGCGGTTTTGCCGTCGTCCGTGACGGTTTCAATGCCCAGCAAGGACAGTTCGTGTGTGTCTCCGCTGACTGCGGTTTCTGCCGACAGGTCGGTGTCAACAGAGCCGGTGCCGCTCGCGGCGCGGGTAATGGTCAGTGCGCCGCCGGAGAGAGATTCCGACAGCAGGGCGGCACCGGCTTTCGTGTAACTGGATTTTTCCCAACTCACGTTGTCTGTCCTCCAATCGTAATGGTTACGGTTTCATGTGTGTGTGCAAGCCTGCCTGCGGCATAGGCTTGCGCGGAAACGGATTTCGGGGCAATGATTCCGGGGAGCTTAACTTCCGCCATCATCCTTGCCGATGCAGCAGCTCCGGCGGTGTATGCCGTAGCGCCAACAGCTCGCGGCTGAATCACACCCGGCAGCCGGATGGTGCAGGATGCATTAACATTGTATAATTTCCCGGAAATATACGCGAGCTTCGTTTTCGGCTGATACAGCAGAGATAGGCGATATGTCAAATGCGACGGTTTAATTTTCTTTATCTGCTTTACAATGCGAAGAACATTTACTTCCTCCGCATCATCTGCTTTCAGATAAACGCCAAAAGTATACGGTGCGATATACTCTCTAATTTCCACGTCACATTGCGTTGTTGCTTCAAGAATCCTTTTGAAACGTTCCGGGTTCATCGGAGCACGGGCGCCGCGGCGGGCGATTATGTCCGCCCGGCGGGCTGCCAGGCTCCGGCTCTCGTCCACCTCGATGCCGTAACGCTGCTCCCAGTAGCGCAGGGCCCAAGTTGCCGTTTCCGGGTTTGCCTGCTCCCGCAGTTCCGAGAAGCGGATCTCCGCGTCGTCCACCTCCTGGCCCATGACCTCATAAAGCCACTTCGCCACATAGGACCGCTCATAGATAGGCGAAACGCGGGAGATCATGCGCTGGGAAACGCGGTTTTCGGGGAATTTTTCAAGGTCGAAGTTCTTCCGGGTGCTCATTCGCTGGTCGCCTCCGTGTCCTTGATGCCGTAGATTTCACCGGTGCAGGGGTAGTCTGCCGGGTCCAGCGGAATGTCTTTCACGTCGCCGTTTACAAGGACCTTGGAGAAGTTCTTCACGCCCTCGGTGCGGGTCAGTGCCGCGTGGATCTCGTTATACTTCACCAGGCTGTCAGCCTTGGCGGTGATGTAATACTCAATCAGCGCAGAACGGAAGGTTTCTTCCACCTCCGTTGCGGTCTTGGCGCCGTCCAGCTGCAAACCCTCGACGGAAATGTTCACCACTTCGCCCTCGGGGGCCTGCACCAGAAGGATTGCGCCCACAGGTGCCTTGCGTTCAATCCGGTTGTCATCCCTCATAATGTGGTCATACACGTTTTGGATAATAGAGCCGTTGGCGGGCTCGCCGGAAGAATCCAGAATAATAAGGCGCACCCAGTTGGGATGCGTCTTTTCATACTGGGCATCAACCAGTACCGTGCCCACGCCGGAAACCTCTTTGGCCCAGCGGATATAGTCCGCGTCGCAGCCCACAAAGGATTCGCCCGAAGTTTCGTCATACTCCGCAATGCGCAGGCGGAGGGATTCGTCGTCTTCCTCCTCTGCGCCGCCGGTGATCTTGTCGGCGTTGTTCACAAGGGTAACGCCTGCAATCGGGTCCATCATAATTGTAATGACTCCCGCGCCCACGTTGCCGGTGGGGCCGGGCTCTACGGCCGTTACAGCAACGTCAACGGTGCCGTCCTCCCCGTCGGTCGCCTCGCCAATGTAGGCCGCGGAATCCGTGGCGTATTCAATGGCGGGCACTCCGCCGCAAGAAGGCACACAGACCACAGTCCCCTCCGGGATCTGTGTGCCAGGCGTACCGGTGAAGGTAACGATACCGGCCGCAGCGTTCGCCGGGCGTCTGGAAAGGCCGTCAGCCCTGGCGTGGCCGTCAAGGTATGCACCATAGGACCACGCCGGAAACATCAGCTTCAAGGTTTCCACAAGGTGGAAATTCAGAAGTTCGTCCTTTTCAAGCGCTGTCGGATAGGTAAAGTCCCAAGGGAAACCGCCTTCGGTGTCGTCAATGTCGGGCGGGAGGCTTTCCATCATGCGCGCCTGGATCTGCTCTGCCGTTTCGGTTTTCAGCCAGTCAGGCGGAGAAAATGCCGGAATTGTGGCCATGCTCTCACCTCCTTACTTTGAAAAGTTCAGGTTGACGGTCTGGATCTCGTCATAGCCGCGGCCCTTTATGTTAAATGCACAATCGCAGCTGTCCGGCCCGTTCCATGTAAACGTGAAGTCGCGGCAATACTCTGTTTTGGGGTTTGCCATGATGGCCTCAATAATAGTCCGTTCCAGACTAGCTTCCACGCTGGCGTGGTCGCTCTGTGCAAGCGAGATTTCAAGCTCTGCGCCGTACTTGGTCGAATACGCCAGAAAGGCGTCCCGCTCCGTCATAACGGTTTTCATGCACCACTGCATATAGGCTTCGCGGCCGCTGGCTCCTGCCATGCGTCCGGCGCCGTCAAGGCGAAAATCGCCGGTCGCGTAGTCAAAATAAACAGAGGGTTTATATTGCTGCTTCCGGCTCTCCTCGTTCTTCTTTGTGACGAAGTCGGGGACTTCAAAAACGGGGTAAAGCTGCTTTTCAGCCATGGGAAAGTCCTTCCTTTCGTCTGGTTATTTTTTCAGGTCCTCCGCCGGGCAGATAATATCCACCACAACGGCCTCCGACTGCACCCAGGCCACCAGAACACGGTCCCCGGGTTTCAGGCGGCGCATTTTCTCGGGAATCAAAACGTGGTGCTGGTGGGCGCCCTCCGGTCCTCCGCTTCCCGCGTTGCTCTGCGGCGGGTCTGGCGGGTCTGGTTGAGCACTGGCTGCCACGCCAATCGATCCGGTGCAAGGCTTTCCGAGAGAATCCTTTAACTTTGAAACAACATTGTGTTCATGCTCTCCGCTGCCCGGAGAGCCAACGGCCTGGGTCTTCGCCAGAATGTCCCCGGTTTTGCCAAGGGTCAGCTGACGGCAGACGTGGTAATCTTCTACCGGAATCGGAATGGAAAAGGTGTTCGTTTGGAGGCTGTAATCATCCATGATCTCGCCAAAATCAAGGACAAGAGCGGAATTTCGGTCATGGTCCTTTTTGCTCTGACCGGCCAAAACCTGGGCCAGGTGGTTCACACCCTTGTTGCCAGAACTCGGGTTCACTGTTTCCTCCTTCCGTTATTTTGAAAAGGTACCTTCATCCACCCAGCCGTAAACGTGCGTTTCGGCCCAGTTCTGATAGATCAGATGGTACGGGTGTTTTGCACCTTTCTTTATGATGGTTATTTTAGCCTTGCCGGGCGAAAGGTTAGTGCTTGCGGCCTTTGTATCGGTGGAAGCCTTGTAATGGCTGCCACCGGCAAAGTTCACAATATCGCCCACCTTGTACTCGTCAGAGTCCTTCTTGTTCCCGGCCGGGTCTTCGTCCAAAACCTTAACGGTCATGGTCATTGTGCGGTTTGCGGCATCGTGCTGCACTCCCAGCACAGTGCAAAAGCCGTTCACGGTCCTGGCCGCAGCCCGGATTTTGTCGCCCTTGCGGATGAACGGAAGATCTGCGCCTTTCAGGGTGGTTTTCCGTGTAGGTTCTCCCTTTTCGTCAAGGGTCTTCTGTGCGGCGGACTTGGCCTGCGCGGCCGTATCGTCCGAACTGCGGGTATAGATCCGCTGCCGGATGCCGTACTCCGTTTTCCCGTCCAGGGTGGCTTCCACAGACCGCTTCTGGGTCTTCTTTTCAAGGCCTATCACCTTAACGCGGGTCACAAGGTCGGCCGTGCTGATCTTGTCTCCGCTCGTCGTCAGGTTGTCGTCCTCGTCAAAGTGGTAAACTGTTTCGTTGGCGTTGATGGGCAGAACGTTCACCTTGCCACCGCTCATTCTTATAACGTAGTTGTCCGCGCCGTGCTTTTCGGCATCGTCCAGAAGCTCCGTTATAATGTCCCCCAGATATTCCGCTTTGAAAAGCGTTTTTGCGTGGGGCTTGTCCGGGCCCTTGTATTCTCCGGCCGGGATTCCCCAATCGGAAAAGATGGCGTTCAGGGCGGATTTCGTGCCGGTTCCAGCCTTGATATAGCGGTCGTCCTGGCTCTTTTGGAGGTTGTAAAGGTCGTCGTAGCACACCACGGAAAAGTCCTTCACGGCGGCCCCGTCCTGCGGGTTCCACTCGATCACTTTCCCGCTGGCAACTTCCTGTTCATCGCCTCCGGCCGATGCCGTTACCACAATGGCGGTGTTCGGCTTTATGGTCGAAGAAAGCGGGCTCCCGTTATAGTCCACGTTTGCAACAGTGAACGAAAAACGGGAACTCAACTCGCTCTCTCCTTCCTCCCAGCCCAGATCCATGACTGCTGGGGTCACGTTCAGCCGGGTGCCGTCTTGCAGGACCGCATAAACATTGTATGCTACCTTGGAAACGTCGATCATGCGGTCCTCCTCACCCCGGAATGGTCAAAACCTGGCCCGGCTTAATCAAATTCGGGTTGCTCCCGATTACGGCCTTGTTGGAGTTGTAGATCTCCGAATACCGCGAACCGTTGCCAAGGTACTTCTTGGAAATGGACCACAGCGTGTCCCCAGGCTTCACAGTGTAGGTTTTGCCGGTCGCCTGTGTGGAAGCTGCGGCCGCTGCGCTTGCCGGGCGCTCGTCCAGGCTTCCGCCATCCGTTTTCCCGTCTGCCTCGTCCGTGGTTTTAATCAGAATGTCCTTTGCTTGCACAAAGGAAATGCTGTATTCTGCCCGGTCGAAGTATTCATGGGTAACGGTGAAGTTCTGGATATAAACGTCGTGGTTTATGGCCGTGCCGGTCACAAGAAGCCGAAGTTTCTTCCGGTTCTTCTTCCAGCCGTCAAGAATGCCGATCATCACGCGGGGCGGCTTCCAGTCGAAAAGCGAAACGATACCCATGCCCAGCATGGAAACGCCGGGGAGAATACCGTTCCAGGAAAATTGCGCCAGCTTCTCGCCGTTCGGGATCTTCACCTCGCCAACATTCAGGATGTTGTAGGAAATGAAATTCCCCTCCCGTTTGTCGGAAACCTTCTCGGGTGTAAGGGGGAGCGCAATTCTGGTTCCCGTGTCGAGCTGGGTAAGGTACACAATCTCGGGTAACATTTTGCCCTCCTTTCCTTATGCGGGCATATTCGCAAGGACACGGGCCAGGCGTTCGGCCAGCTCGTCGCTTATGTCGTCCACCATTTCGCGGATGCGGGATTTCACGGTTGCGATAATCTCGTCCGGGCTCATGCCTGCGGTGCCCTGGATGATAAACTGCGGGTTCAGCCTAATTTCTACCGGAATAGAAATGGGCTGCGCTACGGCTCCTGCGGGCGCCTGCGGCGCCGGTGCCGGGTACACGACGGGGGAGAACGTGGGCACGTTTTCGGGCGTGTCGTCGTCCGAATCGCCCGAATAGTCGGCGCCAAGAATCGATCCCGTTTGATTCCAAAGATCAAGCGCTCTAGTTCGGCGGCTGCCGCCAAGCGGAATAATCGCTTCCGGGCCGTCTTCTGCCACAAGGCCAACGTGCGGGCTCGTCATAATGCCGCCCATAGCGTGCGGAGTAACACGGCCGCCTCCTCCGCCGCTGCTCGTGCCTCCGCTGGTCGTAAACGATCCGGCAGAGAGGCCAGAACTAAAGGCGTTTTTGGCGTTGGTGAAAAATCCGCTGATCTTGTCGCCCACGCCAGACCAGAAGCCGGTCCACTTCGCCGGAAGCGTCACGGTGAAGAAGTTTGCCGCGCTCGTCACGCTGCTTTCAACCCATGCCGGGACTTCCTTTGTCCAGAAGTCGCCAACGCCGGTCCAGAAGTCCGTCCACTTGGTCGGAAGCGTTTCGGTGAAGAACGTGACGGCCTTTTCGCCGGTGCTCTCCACCCATGCAGGGACGTCCTCGGTCCAGAACTCCCCTACACCATCCCAGAAGGCGGTCCAGTGTTCCGGCAGCGTGTTGGTAAAGAAAACCTTCGTTTTGCCCAGGGCGTAGCCGATTGCATAGGGGATTGTTTCGGAAAACGTGGTGCCCACGCCATCCCAGAAACTCGTCCAGTGCTCCGGCAGCGTCGAAGTGAAGAAGGTTCCAACCGTCTGTTTCAGGTTGTCCAGCGCTCCGCCTTCGTCCAGTGCATCGGAAAGCGCCTGGCCGATTTTGTCGCCAAAGCCCAGGGCGCCAAGACCACCGATACCGGCACCCACAAGAGCGCCGACGCCGGTTCCAACAACAGGCACCACAGTGCCCACGGCTGCGCCTGCCGCTGCGCCTGCGCCGACCATGCCGATCTTGGTCCCGCCCTTGGAATACTCGTTCTGAGCGTCCTTGCCGGTGGTCTGGGTGCCGCGGTACAGGTTTCTCACGCCTGCACCGATGCCCAGAAGGCCCAGAATGCCGCCCAGAATACTTGCGCCGCCCGCTGCGGCCGTGCCTGCCGCCGTGGTCGCATGGCTGCCCAGGGCCGTGCCAATGCCGCCCAGGGTGCCGCCGACGCCGCCGGTAACAGAAGTCAGGGTGCCGTCCGCGCTCATGGTGGCCTGGGTGGAGCCCTTTTGCAGGAGCTTGCCCAGCCAGCCATTTGCGGAAGTCAGGCCCTTTGCGGGCAGTGCCGCCGGGTCAATCTCAACGGCCGTCCCCTCAAAGGTCGCCTTGCCGTCGCCGAGGAGCCTTGTAGTGCCGGGCAGCGCTCCGGCCGTCGCCGGGGCGCCCGCGCTCGGGACAAGCGCGCCGCCGCTCGGCAGCGAAGGGCTGCCGGTGCCACCAGAAAAGGCCGCTTCTGCCGCCTGGCGGGCCTTGGAGCCAGCCTCAGCGCCAAAGTTGCCAGACTTCAAGACCACCATCTGGGCCGTTACGTTCATAACGGCCGCGGAAGTCTTGAAAGAGCCGCCCATGGAAGGCATACCAGAAGAGCCCATGCCGGTGCCCGTGCCGCCTCCAAGGCCCAGCGCCGCGGTAAGACCGCGAAGTTTAGAATAGGCGCTTGCTGCGCCCGTTACCAGCTTGAAGCCGAGAACGGCGCCAATGGCCGCCACCTGGGCCTTGTGGTTTTCCGCCCAGGTCTTCAAGCCGTCCAGGATTCCGTCGAAGTCCAGGCCGTCCATAAAGCCGGAAACAAAGTTTGCACCAATAGCTGCACCGTCGTCAATGGCCCCGGTGGGGTCAATGCCCAGCAGCGCCAGGAATCCGGCGGTAATGCCGCTGCCAAGGCCACGGCCCAGGCCTGCGGCCCTGTCGGCAAAGAACTGGCGGCCGCTGCCGTTCCACCACTCGTCGAACGGCTCCGCCACGATCTTATCCCAGGCAATGCCAAGCTTGCCCCAAATGTCGGCGCTTGCCCACTCGTCGCTGGCGGTAAACTCTGTAATGGTGTGGCGCAGATCCTCGACCTTTGCGTCCACATGGTCCATCACGTCGCCGATTGCATCCTCTACCAGCGGCATTTTGTTGGTGATCCACGTTGCGAACTCCCGAAGGTACGGAGAAAGGCGCTCGCCAAGGGCGATTTTTGCGCCGTCAACCGCCGATTGCAGCAGCGTAAAGCTGCCGTTCATGTTGTCCAGCATCGTGTCTGCCATCTGCTGGGATGCACCGTCGGCGTTGTTCACGGCCGCGGTCAGTTTGTTGTAATCGTCTTCGGATGCGTTGATGATCGCCAGCATACCGGCCATGGCTTCCTTGCCGAAGATGGTACTTGCGGCCGCGGTCTGTTCGGTTTCGGAAAGGCCGCCCAGGCTGCTGCGCAAGTTGTCCAAAACCTCGTGCATGGTCTTCATTTCGCCGTTGCGCTTGGTCAGGCTGATGCCGTACTTGTCCATGGCGGCTTCCATTTTGTCGGTGGGCGCTGCCATGTTCGCAAGGGAGGTTTTCAGGCTGGTGCCTGCCATGGAGCCCTTGACGCTGGCGTTTGCCATGAGGCCCAGGGCCAGGGAAACGTCTTCCACGGAGTACTTCAAAGCACCCGCCACAGGAGCAACGTACTTGAAGGATTCGCCCATCATGCCAACGTTGGTGTTCGCGTTCGCACTGGCCTGCGCCAGAACGTCGGCGAAGTGCCCGGAATCGGATGCTTGCAGCCCGAAGGCCGTCAAAGCATCGGTCACAATGTCGGAAGTGGTCGCCAGGTCTTCGCCGGAGGCCGCGGCCAGGCTCATAATGCCGTCAATGCCGTTCAGCATATCTTCGGTTTTCCAGCCAGCCATAGCCATATAGCCGAAGGCGTCCGCCGAATCCTTGGCAGTGAATTTCGTGGTTGCGCCTTCCTCTTTCGCTTTGGCGGTAAGTTTCTCGAACTCCTCGCCGGTGGCGCCGGAAATGGCCTTCACGTTCGACATGGATTCCTCAAAGGCTCCGTATGTGCTCACCGTGTCGGCCAGGCTCACAGAAACGCCGAAAATGGCACCAGCCTGCAAGACGGGGTTCCTCACAAGGTTTATAATGCCCTGCAAGGGCGCCGTTGCCTTGTCAATGATACCAACGGTGAAATTCCAGGCTTTACTGACGAAACCGTGCACCTTAGTTTCCACGTTCTGGATCGTAGCGGTCGCCCGGTCTACTGCATCCAGGTCAATGTGGAAGCCCGTGTTTGTCAGCCGGTCCAGCTGGTCTTTGGTGTGCTCGATGCTCTTGTCGAATCCAGAAAGGCGCTTCTGGGCGGACTGTACGCCGGGGCCGGTATTGTCGTTGACGGTTGCGTCAATGGCAATTCTAAAAGTTTCAGAGGCCATTTGTTCCCTCCTCTCCGGCCTTCTGCTCTTGTTCGAGCTGCACCATCATGGAGGCCAAACAAAACGCTCTTTCACCATGCGGGGCATTCCAGACCTTGCCCGGCATTACGCCGGTGCGCTGGAAGATCTGGTGCAAAAGCGTTGCGCGCCCTCCGGCGAGGATTAGTTTTTTGCCACGTCCTCCTCGGAAAGCTCGTAGCCGCTGATCTGGTCGATAAGCGAAAGAACCGCTTCCTTCTCACCTGCCATCAACAGGGCGTTCACCGCCTCGTAACCGGTCACAAGGTCGAGCTTTTTCCACAGCACTTTGTTGCACCAGACCTTTTCCTGATCCTCCGGGGTGGTGGCGCGGAAAATCAGCTCGGCGCGGTAATCCACCGCGTTCACTTCCTCCGGCACACGGATGCCTCCCTGTACCTTGCTCTTAACGTACTTGGTAAACTTCTTGCGGCAGCTGTTATAGTCTTCCTCACTCAACGGGTGAATGTGGAAGCTGAACAGGTCCTTTCCGCCGCGGGAAATTACCACGTTTTTGATGCACTCCTCCGAGGTTTTGAAGCCAGCAGCAGTCAGAAGGCCGTCCAGCAGGGTGGTTTCGTTCTCGCGGGCGTCCGCGATCTGCTCCTCTTTGGTGATCTCGGCGGTTTCGTCGGTGGGGTTCACAGTAGCTTTGATGCTCATATATTTGTCCTCCATAACGGTTTTGTTCGTTCATGCGAATAAAATAATAGGGAGGTGCCCTCGCAAAGCGCCTCCCCTTGTATTTGTTTCTCGTTTTGCGACCTCTCTTACGCGGCCAGGAGCTTCTGGAGTTCGGGCGGGTCGTTGACCACCATGTTCCATGCACGCTTAATAATATCGCCCACAGAAGCACCCTGGAGGTCAATGTTGCCATCAGGCACACAGCCGCGGTAGTTCATGCGCTGCTCGCTACCATTACGGCCGTAGACAACACCCTGGAAGTTCCAGTTAGGCTGCTGGCCGCTGTGCATCATGGCGAACATATCCTCGATAAAGGCGTCGTCTTCAATGGTGATCTGGGAGAAGGTCAGCGTCACCTTGTAGCCAGTCATAGCGGCGTGCACCTGCGCGTCGCCCAGGGGCTGATAATCAGAATTGGAAACGTTCACCTGGACCTGGAAGCTCTCAATGGTGGCAAGCATAACGCCTTCGCCGTTAAAAAGGACCGCGTCCTTGCCGCTCAAAACCTTGCGGCTGTCGGCCGGGCCGGACTGATTATACATAGCTCATTTCCTCCTTTACTCGCTCACTTCGGTGGCGAAACGGAACTTATACGCCAGATAGACGTGTTCCAAGCTGTCCTTGTCCACAATGTCAAGGATAAACCATGCGGAATCGCCCTGCGGCGGGTTGCTGTCGTCCTCGTACATATCACCGGAAGTCAGCTTCTTTTCGCCCACCATGGCGGCAATGATTGCCTTGCCCATGGCAATAACGGTGGCGCGGCCGTCGCTGTCGTTGTCCAGCTTGCCCACAATGGGGTCCAGGCTGTCGTCGATGCGCTGCATAAGCTCGAAACGTTCCTTGGTGCGGCGGATCTTCTTCCAGCCTGCATCCATGTCACCGTCCGGGCTCACCAGGGTGTTGATACCCTGCTCGATCTGCACCTGGCCGGAAGCGTTCTTGGTCAGCACGATGCAGCCGCGCTTCAACGCCTTCTCGATCTGGCTATTGGTCAGGCCTTCGTCCAGGTCCACAAAGCCCTTCACCACGGTGTGGGTCAGGGCCACGTTGGAAGCCACGGAAGCGATCATGCCGCCAATGCGGGCGGCCAGCTTGTAGCCGTTGTAGTCGTCGCCTGTGGCATTCAGGGCGCCATTGACGCAATAGTGCATCTTCTCGTCATTGAAGGCCGCGGCGTGGGTCGTGCGGGTGTCGAACTCAACGCCCTTATTCTCGGCAACACAGCCCATCAGGTAGCCGCCGCCGGTAAAGGTACGGGTGATGTAAGCCTGCACCAGGGCATGGACAGCCGCGTCGTCGGTGTCCACACAGATAACATTGCCACGCACGGCGTCGAAGGCGTCCAGGGCCGCGCTGTAACTTACGGTGTTCGTGGTGGGCTGGGTGCCCTTGGTCATAGCCGACTGGGTAACGGTAGCCATAACGCCGGAGCCTGCGGCGGTTGCCTTGGCGATGAAATCCTTGGTTGCTGCATTGATGGCAGCAGCCAGGCCAGCGGGTTCCTTCTTGTCGGCCGCAAACGTCACCTTCAAGAACTCGGTCGTGCCCTCGTAAATGATGCACTCGCGGCCGTCGCCGGTCAGGCTGTCGCGGATGGAAACGGTGAAAGCCCGGTCGCCAACATAGGCGCCGGTAATGGTCACAACGTCGGCCTTCGCGTCATCTTTCAGGGTAATGGTGGGCGCGGTGCCGCCGGTGCCACAGCGGACAAAATAGCCGCTGGAAATGCCACCGGAAAACATTTCGGTGATAAGGTCCTCGGTGTTGCCGTTGCCAAATACCGCGTTCACGTTGGTGGACGGTTCAAAGGCAACGGCCTTGTTCAGGGGACCCCAGTTGGCGCGAATGATGCCCATGCCAACGCCATTCAGGGCGCCAGCCAGTTCACCGCCGCCAGCACTATAACGCCGGTGGTAAACGCCGGGGCGGGTCTTGGTTTCGCCCACAGAATAAGTGCCAGCCATATTATTTCACCTCCTTGGTCGCAAACTCGGTGATGATGGCCCTTGCCTCCTCAACGGTGGCAGTCTTCTTGCAAGCCATGCGCAGGGCAGCGGTGGCAACATCCGGCGAAACGCCAAACTTTGCCGGGGCTGCTGCGATAAGCTCGGCCGCGGTATAGGTGGCCGCCGCCTCTGCGGGCGCAGCAGCCGTGGTTTTGGTTTCTGCCATAATAGCCTCCTTTTACGGGTTGTAGTTGTAATTCGTGTTGATGTGGTTCAGCTTGTGGGCGAACTTCGGCCGTTTCAGGATTCCCCAGCGGACGCCAAGGCGCATTTGCCCGGCCGTCAGCGGGTCCAGGCTCCCGTCCACTTCCAGAGCGCGTATAAACATGGGCGAGGTGTCCAGCATTTCGACTTCCCCGCGGGTTGCAAGCTCGTCCGCCAAGGCTTTGAGCCAACGTTGGCGGCCTGCATAGGTCGGTGCGATCATGTGGCCCACCAGGACGCCTTCCATCCACGCCACAGTGTGCGTTTCCTGTGCCAGGTGGTAGTTTGCAAGGCGGAAATAAGCCGCCGGGCGCTCGTCCGACGGCTCCGTATACTCGCCCATGCGGTCGCTTCCAATCACGGTCACAGCGTCGCTC